CTGGGGTCTAAACCCTCGGATACTCTTAGGAGACTTGTCCCTCTCCACGATAAGGAGGGGAAGACCCGGGTGGTAGCTATCCTGGACTATTGGTCCCAGACTGCTCTCTACCCGGTTCATTCCTGGATCTTTAAGATTCTTAAAAAGATCCCGCAAGATATGACTTTCAACCAGGGGGTGTTCAAGGATCGCGTCCTTGGTTGGGATACTCAGGGCCTAAGGATTAAGTTCTCGGTTGATCTTACTCAAGCAACCGATCGCTTCCCTATCGCCCTTCTTATCCTTGTCCTTTCGGGGGTCTTCCCTAAGGCTAAAGTCGAAGCCTGGAAGGACCTCATGGTTGGCTACCCTTTCTCCTTTGCGGGAGTCGGGGAAGTTAACTATGGAACCGGTAATCCAATGGGAGCGTACTCCTCTTGGTCTACGTTTGCCCTCACACATCACTTTGTGATGTATGTTGCCTGCCGTAAGGCTTGCAAATCTTGGGCGCGTAGCCGGTATGTCCTTCTAGGCGACGATATCCTTATTGGGGATTCCCGAATTGCCAGGAAGTATCTCAAGATCATCAAGGCCCTTGGTGTTGAGGTTTCTGTTAGCAAGACTTACACGTCGAAGTATATGTGTGAGTTTGCTAAGAGGCTTCTGTACCGGGGGGAAGAAGTATCTCCCTTTCCTATCTCGTCTGTTAGTGAGCGCCCTTGGAGTATTCCATCGGTTGTCTCGTCTATTCAGGGGGAAGAAAAGAAGGAGTTTTACTCTCTTCACGGGATCCCTCGTGCTGTCCGTTCGCTGCAAGAGAAGGCTTATCCCTACATTCCGGAGCGTAGGCTCCAGAGTGTGCGGGATGACGCCTTTCTCTGTGAACTGGGTACCAAACTCCTCTCCGGGAGGATCTCGGCTAGTGAATATATTTTCACAGTGAGCGGAGACCCTTACCTACGGGGGGAAGGCGAGTGGGGACAATCCGAAAGGGTTGTCTTCATCGCTATGGCTATCCAGTTCCAGCGTTCTTTCGGTGGTTCCAACAAAACACATGCCCTTTGGGACACGTGGAAGGTTGGACACCGGAAGGCCTATGTTGACCTGAGGAAGGAACTTGTCCATCGTCCTCACCTCGGCAACAAGGCCGGATGGCATGACATCTCTTGGCCCGAGTTCGTCGATTGTTTTCCTGCAACCCATTGTATGATGAGTTTCAACGAGGTAATCTTCGATCTCGAGAATAACCCTAGTCTCCAAAACCTCTCGAATGACACGTGGAGGGCTCTAGTGAGGGGGATGTTTAATCCTTTCACTGATGAGTCCTTCGGTCTTAGCGAGGAAGTCCGGATTGCTAGAGTTAGTCACCGGCTTGGCCTCCTGATGAAGACTCTTGTCCGTCGCCCTGAAACGTTCACCCAACTTCTTCCGAAGTACTCCCTACGTCCCTTCTCCAAACATGGAGTTCTGATCGGCTACCGCACTGCGGATGGTCGAACAGCCTCCGATAATTGGGAGGAAGAGATGATGGGACCGTACAATAGGAGAATTGGGATCGTCGTCTACCGGCTTATCAGGGCTTTTCACCTGGTAACTCGGTAGTCGGGCGGGATAAAGGGAGCCTTCAACTGGGTCTTGAGTGC